TCTATGTGGCAGAACGGTGATATACCCTACGATAAGCTGGTGATCCTAGCCGCAACCCTTGAGAAACAAAGCCACGGGCTAGTAAACCGAAAGACCCTATTTCCTGAAAGTTATAAATTAATTTGGCCTGAGTTAGATTGATGTATACTGTGCTGGCAGAGTGAATACTGCTTGGTAGTTACCCTTTAAACACAGACCCCTTCGGTCTGATCTGAGTGTTTAGTAAATGAGTTAAAGGGCATTTATTAAGCATATTCACCTTAGATCAGTCCAAAGGGGTTTTTCTATTTCTGCCACCCGAAACGACAGGGTGTTAGAAGAAGTCGGGGATGGGCTAGAGGCCAGCGAAGATGGATGCGCTGGAGCGAGGGTCGACACCTGCGATAGCCGATAGGAACTGGGTCAAGCCAGCCTATGTACCAAGCGTTACGGGATACATCTCTTGACAGTACCGCTAGTTTAGCGTTGGTCGTTCTATGGAGAAACGATGCTTAAAAAACAAGCTGGCAAATGGGTTTGGGTAGATGAACCACCACCGCCCGAAATACTAAAAGCGGTAAACGACCACCTAACCTTTCTACAAGCAAGACCCGTAGAAATGACTGAGGTGTTCGGACTTGCCTACAATACAGGCGGTTTAGCTGAATATTGGAAAAAAACAACACTTAGGGAAAATACTTAGAAAAAAAAGCTAAAAAACCCTTGACATGGTTAAGCTACCTTAATAAACTACAAGTACTCAATAACGAGTGAGATAGAAAAAGGAGCAACAAATGAAAGTAACTAAATTAGAAAACAACCTGTACCACACACAGTACACACTTGATGATGGTTCAATGATTCTTGTGTCCGATACCTTAAAGAAGGTATATATGCAAAACGGCAAATGCGTAAGAAACAGTAACCAAAAGGTTATTTACTACATGAGCCAAGAGTTAGACAGGTTCTTGGCAAAACAAGCTAACGCATGATCGAAACCATAATGACCGTGTTTGCAATAGCAACATTTATCATTTTTTCAGCCGTCATGATCGTGGCGGCATTTCTTTACTATTGGATGGATTAAATGAACGCATATGAATTAGCAATTCAGTTAAAAGCTGAATCTAGTCAAGCTGAGTATGGATATGATGTTGGGGATTGGAAATTGTATGATGATGCCGCCAATATGCTTCGCCAACAAGCAGACCGCATAGCACATTTAGAAATGCTACTTGCAAATAGAAATGAAATTATTGATAAATTAGACTTAACCACACCACAAATAAAAGAGTTAAGTGATGAGGAAATATTAGAAATAGGCAATGCAGTTACAAACCTTATTGATTCCAATGAAGGCTGGATTGAATTTGCTAGAGCAATACTAAAGAAAGCGAGTGAGAAATGAAAACTATATCTGAACACAACAGTCAAAGTCATCAGCAAATAATTCAAAACCATAAAGCTGGGGTTCTTTGTGATTATTGCAAAGTTGAAATGTTTTACCCAAATCCAAACGCAGTATTAGCGTCTATGCCACCAAAAATGATGGTGCAGTGTTCTAGATGCCATGCAGTTGATTACAAAATTACTTAAAGAAAGCGAGTGAGAAATGACATTTCAAGACTTTTACTCGCTATACCCACGCAAAATGGGGCGCAAAGAAGCCGAGCGTAGCTGGAATAGGCTAACCCCTGCCCAGCAAGCAGAATGCCTAGAAGCCATGCCTAACTACCTTAAATATTGGAAGATTAAGCAGACGCAAAAAGACTTTATCCCGTACCCAGCCACATTCTTAAACCAAGAACGCTGGACTGACGAGATTGACCTAGAACCCAATAAAAAGCCCGAATTACCGTGGTACTCGACTGAGGAACTGACCGCCCGTAAAGCGCAGGAAGTCGGATGCCCTGCTTATGCTGGTGAGGCGTGGCAACAATGGCGGGCTAGGATTAGCCAAAAGATCAGGCAGTTAGATGAACAGCTATAAAGACAGAATCGAGTATTTAGCCCAATCCTACATAGCTGTAGCCAAGCGTTACCGCAATTGGGATATGGTTAAAGAACTAATCGAACGCAACAAAGACACAGAAGCAGATGTAAAAAAACGCATTAAAGAAATTTTAGGGAAAAAATGAATGAGTTGGCTCTTTTCGCAGGTGCTGGTGGCGGAATACTTGGGGGACATCTCCTTGGATGGCGAACCGTCTGTGCCGTTGAGTGGGAACAGTACCCAGCTTGCGTACTTGCCGCAAGACAAAATGACGGACTTCTCCCGCCTTTCCCAATTTGGGATGATGTTCAAACCTTTGACGGCAGACCGTGGCAAGGAATTGTTGATGTCATTTCAGGCGGCTTTCCATGCCAAGACATCTCTGCCGCAGGAAAAGGCGCAGGAATCGATGGAGAACGGTCAGGAATGTGGAAAGAAATGGCAAGGGTCATTTGCGAAGTACGACCAAAATTCGTGTTCGTGGAAAACAGCCCAATGCTCACTCATAGAGGACTTGACCGAGTTCTCGCAGACTTGGCCAACATGGGGTTCGATGCGGAATGGGGAGTGCTGGGAGCGTCAGACATCGGGGCTAAACATCACCGAAAGAGAATTTGGATTGTTGCCCGACAACGAGAGGTTCTTCCATACTCCAACGACAGGATCAAGCGGTGGGAGCAACAGCAGGAAAGCCATGCAGAAACGGGGCGTAATATGGCCAACACCGACCACGGGAACGGGTGGGGGCAACGCTGGGGGTTCGGGAGTCAGGCGCACGGCAAAGGAAAATGGGACTTATGTGCCGTCTTTAATCAACCCGAACCTGTACGAATGGTTGATGGGGTGGCCGCAAGAGTGGACAGAAATAAAGCCCTTGGAAATGGACAAGTTCCACAAGTGGCGGCTGTTGCATGGAACTTATTAATGGAGAAATTTAATGCGTGAAATAGACCCGAATCGCTGTATAGACTTTATCCTTGATAACGCTGGTAAGTACGCATCTGCCAAGGGTGAGTTAGCCCAGCTAGAAACCTTTAAAAGCAGTCTAAAAGCCATAATGATGCAGAAGTCGGGTGAACAGACCATTGGAGCGCAGGAACGGGAAGCATACGCCAGCCAAGACTACCAAGACTTATGCAAAGCTATCGGAGTAGCGACCGAGAACGCTGAGAAGCTGAAATGGGAACTAGAAGCCGCAAGACTGCGCCACGCTACATGGCAGACCCTAGAAGTATCTAACCGTAACCAAGATCGGATATTAAAATGATTGAATTACTCAACGAGTTTCAGGTTCTTAGAACCCTAGTCCGTCACTATGACGATGCCTTAAAAAGCAACAACGCCATACAGATGATGGAGATTGCTGTAGACATTGCAGAATCCGCTGTAAAGCTAGAACAAGCCAGCGTGGATCATGCCAATGTATCGTAATAAAAGCTTATTGGAGATAGCTAGAAGTTTCCCCTGCACCCATTGCGGGGCTACAGATGGCACAGTGGTTGCCGCACACTCAAATCAACTAAGGGATGGAAAAGGCCGTGGACTCAAAGCACATGATTACAGAATCGCATCACTCTGCTACACCTGTCACACAGAAATTGACCAAGGTGCAACACTTAGCAAAACAGAGAGAGTGGGTAGGTGGGAAGAAGCGCACCGAAAGACGATTGCCCTCTTATTCGAGTCGGGGTTTTTATATACCAAGTTTTGAACAAATGACCCAAGACACCGTGGAATTGTTAAACTCTCTTAATGTTGATATTAACCCTACCTTTGCCACCAACCGTAAACCACTACATCAAAAGTAGTGGTCATAGGCGGTATCTAAGCAAAGAAGCTATTGAGTTTAAAAAACAAGTAGCTGATTATGTAGCCGAATACAGAGTACCAAAGCTGGGTGATGCCCGCTTAGAAATGAAAATAGTTATTCATTTTGCCAACAAGCGTAAGCAAGATTTGGACAACCGTGTCAAATCACTTTGGGATGCGTTAGGCGGTAACGGTGCTGGAGTGTTTGATGATGACAGCCAAATTGATGTGTTATTTTTGCAAAGAGGCGTAATAAAAAAAGGCGGTGGATGCCTTGTTTATATCGACATTCTTGATAAAATAGAGGAAACTACACCCATTACATAAGGATTTGTATGGAAAACTGTGCATTATTCCTAGCAACAATGCTACATTCTGCGACCAACACGCATTTTTTCCATTGGTCTACTGATTCTTACGCCAAACACAAAGCCGTTGCCAAATATTACGACAGCATCGTAGACCTAACCGATACCTTTGCTGAATCCTATATGGGGAAGTACGGCAAATTTACCGCTTTTCCAAGTGTTTACCACCAGCCAAAAGACCCAATTCGCTACATGGAATCCCTGCAGAGTTTTGTTAAAGAAGCCCGTCAAGACTTACCCCAAGACAGCGAACTACAAAATATTATTGATGAGATTGCAGACCTTATCAATTCCACAACTTATAAACTTAAGTTCTTGAAATAAGGATATTTATGCCACTCGATAAATCAGGTAGCGAAAAAGCAGTCGGTAAGAACATTAAGACCGAGATGAAAGCTGGCAAGCCAAAAAAGCAAGCCGTAGCCATTGCACTCAGCGTTGAGCGTGAAAACGCCAAAGGTAGCCGTAAGGCAAAGCTAGAGGATGCCTACGCTAAGTACATTGAGGAAAAGGCATGAGTCGAAGGGATGACATTCGTGCGGCAGTAGAAAAGCACGATAAACCCATTCCTAAGACAACAACGGGCAAGGATAAGAATTACCTGCCTACAGAGCAGGGCGCAGGGATGACCGCCAAAGGGCGTGAAGCGTATAACCGTAAGAACAACGCTAACTTAAAAGCCCCAGCACCTAACCCCAAGACCGAGGCAGATAAAGGCAGGAAGGCATCATTTTGCGCCCGTATGGGTGGTGTAGTCGCTAAGAGCAAGAACGCTGAACGAGCAAAAGCATCTATGAGGAGATGGAACTGTGGCTAAACAAGGACTATACGCAAACATCCACGCCAAGCGTGAGCGCATCAAGGCTGGATCAGGCGAAAAGATGCGTAAGGTAGGTAGCGAAGGCGCACCATCCGCTAAAGACTTTAAAGAATCTGCTAAGACTGCTAAACCGCAGAGCAGAAAAGATATGATCCGTGAAAAGATGAAGGATATGTAATGGTTAATCAGAAGTTAGCCGCTATCTTGCGTCAATTTGACCCTCATGGTGCTGACTATGATTACACCACCGCTATTGCCGCAGGGATGAAACCCCAGCAAGAAGGCGGTGAGAATCAAGGCCACTGGGGATCAGTAGCCCCGACACCTATGCAATACCGTATGGATTACAATCTGCCCGAAAACTCTTACATGATGCTAAAAGGTGCGGCACACCCTACATTTCAGATGGGCGTACAAGGCGAACAAGACAGGGGTTATCAGGTAATGAAGTTTGGTGACCGCTACTTCTCACTACCGCCCGATTACATGAGGAAATAATATGTTTAAAAAAGAAAAGGTTAAGCCCGAAAACAGCTTACTACAGCCCCATAAAGAATCCACGCTGGAGAAACAGCAACGATTGCGTTTAGAGCGCAGGGCTATGCTAGCCAACAAACTAAAAGACATGGATAAAGAAGTTAAATAGTAGTAGAATTAACTTATCTTAATCAACTACTTGGGTAAGGTATGTCCGACAAAGTATCGAAAACTGACGGAAATTTAAATAGAAACGGTAGACCTAAAGGTGTGCCTAATAAGTCAACAGCCCTCGCTAGAGAGGCGATTGCACGGTTCGTGGATGGTAATAGCCACAAGCTTCAAGAATGGCTTGATGAGATTGCTATGAATGAAAAGCTTGGCCCTAAAGTAGCCTTTGATTGCTTCATGCAGGTAGCTGAGTACCATGTACCTAAACTAGCCCGTGTTGAGCAGGTAGGCGATGAAACCAAACCCGTAGTCCACATCTATAAGTGGAAAGATGACTGAAGAAGTCGTTATTGAGTTTGAGTACAAAGCACGGGAAGCGTTTAAAGAGTTTCATAAAAGAACACAACGCTGGGCTGTATTGGTCTGCCATCGAAGGGCTGGTAAGACGGTAGCCAGTATCAATGACTTAATCCGCAGGGCAATTAAAGAAAACAAACCTGACGGCAGATACTTTTACCTTTGCCCGTTTTACAGTCAGGCCAAATCAGTGGCTTGGGACTACTTATTACGCTTCTCTGAACCTGCTATGGCTAAAGCCAACCAGTCAGAGTTATGGGTAGAACTACATAATGGCGCACGAATACGGCTATTTGGTGCAGATGCGCCTGACAATCTCCGTGGGAATTATTGTGACGGAATTGTGCTTGACGAAATGGCCGATATGAAACCCCGTGTTTGGGGTGAAATTATTAGACCGTTATTAGCTGATCGCCTCGGCTGGGCTGTGTTTATTGGGACTCCCCGTGGTCATAACGCCTTTTACGACATATACAGGGAAGCCCAAAACAATGACAGGTGGTATACCAAAACGCTACGGGCAGACCAGTCAGGCTTATTGGCGCAGGAAGAACTGACAGACGCTCAAGCTTCAATGTCAGCCAACCAGTACGAGCAAGAGTTTCTTTGTAGCTTTGAAGCCGCCATACTGGGCGCATATTACGGTCAGGAAATGCGTAGGATTACAGACCTTGAGCGTATCACCACGGTGGACTATGACCCAATGTTCCCATGCCATACCGTTTGGGACTTAGGCTTTAATGATTCCACGGCTGTGATTTGGTTTCAGGTCGTATACGGTGAGATACGGGTGCTAGACCACCATATGTCTAACGGTCAAGCCATCCCCTACTACCTTGGATTACTAGCGCAGAAAGAGGATGAATACGGGTACAAGTATGGCTATCACTACCTGCCCCATGACGCTAGGGCTAAAACCTTGGCTAGTGGTGGTAAAAGCATTATCGAACAAATTGCGACAAAAATTGACATAAACAAGCTAAAAATTGTTCCAAATCTATCACTTCAGGATGGAATACAAGCTACAAGACTTGCATTAACCCGTGCTTGGTTCGATAATAAGTGTGACGAACTAATTGAATGTTTGCGCCAATATCAAAGGGAGTGGGATGATGATAAGAAAGTATTTAGAGATCGCCC